AAGAACCAAAAGAAAAAAGAGAAAAGAAAGAAAAGAAACGAAGATCGTTACTTGAAATAATCTTCAAGCCACTAATCACTGCGGCAACTCTTTTATTTACCGTTTTTATCTTCAATAAAGATTTGGTACTTGATGTTTTAGAAATGTATGGTGGCGTTGAAGGTATTATCGGTTCAGCATTAGAATCTCTCTATTCTTCTATTACCGGATTTTTTACATCATTTAATTTTGGTGAAATCATAACAGATGAGATGTCTACATTCATTGAGTTTATTTCTTTTGGACTCATTACGAAAGATGATGCCACTAAAGTCTTAGAAAGTATTGGTAGTTTTATAAAGCCAGTAACAGATCGTGTAGGCTATTTTATTGGTGGCATCGCAGATTGGGTAAAAGAAAAACTCATGTCTTTTGGTCGTTCACTTGACAAAGGACTTGGTGTAGAAACACAGGGTGTTAAAGAAGAAAGAAGAAAAGCACTTGAAGAAGACCCGTATGCCAATGCTGTAGAAACGATCAAAGCACTTGATGAAGATATTTCTTTACTCAAGAGTAGAATTATTTCACTCAAAGAATATCTTGAAAATAAAAAACAATATGAACAAGAAAAAGCAGAAGGTCGTGCGGCAAGAGAAGCACCTACTCCACCTCCAGCAATAACACCAACAAAACGAGTATCTGATAAATCAGTATTTGCGCCAAAAGAAGCAGCACCTTCTGGCGGACCACTAGCAACACCAATTAAAGGTAGTCCTAGTGAAGTGCCTTCAGGACAACCATTAACTAAACCAACTGGTAGCTTAGACAGCATTACAAAGAAAGCAGATCCTGGTGTAGATACCTCAAAATTCAATTCTGAGTTTCAACGCCGTATTGAATTAATGGCATCAGCATTCAAACAAGAAACTGGCAAAATGCTGACGATTACTTCTGGCTATCGTTCAAATGAAAAACAAAAACAACTGTATGATGCCGACTTAGCAAAGAACAATGGTAAGCCTAGCGGTAAAGTGGCACAACCAATGGCTCCTCTAGGACAAGGTGCTGGTAGTGTTCACATGAAAGGCTTGGGTATTGATATTAATAGTATAGGGTCAGCTGGTCTGAACGAACTTGCCGGACCAAGAGACAAGTCAAAAGGTTGGTTAGAGAAGTTTGGTTTGATTCGCAATGTCAAAGGTGAAGATTGGCACGTTACTATTGCTGGTGCGCCAGCAACACCAGATGATGCGGAAGTTCCTGATAAACTAGGCAATGCGGTTGATGTTTCGACAGGCAAAGTCGTTGAGGGTGCTAACATAGGAAAATCGTCAAATGAAATTGCGATGGAACAGCGTCAACAATCAAAGCCACAAAATCCAAAAGTTATAAACGCTGGTATAACAAACAACACCACAATTATTTCTGAAGAAAAGATTCTTCATCCAGCATAAAAAAAACGGCACCCGAAGGTGCCGTCAAATGATTTAATCTTCTGCTAGAGACTTGAAATAATCAAGTTCTTCATCTTCAATATCTGGTGAAGAACGTGGTGTGAAGTCTTCTGCTTTTGTCTTAGACACAGGAGCAGCACCATCAAGACCAAGAACCTTATCAAGTTTTGCCTTCAACACATCATATGACTTAAAGTGTTTAGGATCAAGAAACTCTTTGAGTGAGTTTTCTTTTTTCCATAGTTCTTCAAGTTTCGCATCATCACCATCAAACAATGCTGAAGGAGAATCAAACTCAGACTTATCATAGTTGCGATAACCTTCAACTTGACGAATCTTGATTTTGAAATTCGCACCGTCCCAGAAATCAAATGGATTGATTGCTTTCTCATCTTCAAACTGAGGATTCATTGCTTCAGTCAGTTTGTCGAAGATTTTCTTACCAAACTTGTACAGTTTGATTTTGCCTTCATTCTCTGGATTTTTAGGATCAGAAACGATAAGCACATTTGAAATGTATGTAAGACGGCGTTTCTGCTTACGTGCGATTTCTTTGTTTGCTTCAATACCAGAATTCCACAGAACAGAGTTATATTCTGATACAGGATCTTTCTGATTCAAAGTAGTCAAAGAGTTTTCAATGTACCAGCCACCTGGACCTTGAAAACCGTGATTGAAAACACGAACCCAAGGAAGAGCATCATCACCATCTGCTGCTGGTGCTGGCAAGAAACGAATAATTGCCATACCATTACCGGCTTTGTCCACTTCTGGTTGCCAAAAACGGTCATCGTCTTTAGAACCTTCTGCTGGTGTATTGATTGATTCAATCGCTTTGGTGAGTTTGTCGAACGAATTGCGATTGCGTTTGAGACTAGAAAAGTCTGACATAGTTTACCTCGTATAGTTAGTTGTTAAAAAGTATGTACATCTTGTCCACTTGATTCATTATATACTTGTATATATGTTTCGTCAAGAACTGATTGTACTGTTTTTATCGTTTTAGCCGTGTCTTTGTGAAGTATGCCAATGCCGCCTGCTGTGTTAAAATCATCGATTACATCTGTTGTATCATCAATGAGAATAATATCCGATTTAGCATAGTCTGCTTTCAAATGACGACCAGGTACGATATTGGCCTTAAAGTCAATGCCGTGACTTTTCAACCAAACCTTTTTCTGCCGCTTCACCTCTTCATGGTGCATACGACCGCCAGAAGAAGAAAGTATCTCTACAGGTACATCCAGTGAGATAATGTACTTCAATAATTCTTTACCACCAGGATACCAATCAAGTGTTTCAAAGTTCTTACCGTCTACAAAATGATTCCAATTATCATCATGTTTTTCACCACGCTCACGACTGCTCGACGCTCTTTGATTAAAGAGTTCTTTATACCTTTGATTGAAATCCGATAGAACCCCGTCCATATCAAGATAAATTTTTTGTATTCGCATCGTATTCCTTTTTGAGTATAAGTTTGTATTTTGTTGGTTCGAATGGTATGAACGGTGTATACTTCTTTATTTTTTTACTGATGTTTGGATAGTGAATCGTATCACCAATCTTACGATCCCATGAAGGTATAAACTCAAGCACTTTATTCAGAATACACACAGTCTCAAGTGAGATTTCTTCATGTAGCAACTTGATCAATAATTCTGGATACTCACCCTCTTGAGATATAAACAAGTCATTTGGTTTACCATGATTCATTAATGACTCAATCTCATTGGTAAAAGTGTAAGTCAATGATTGAATGATCTTCTGACGTTTACGATACTCAATATCAGCATCATTCGTCAGAAGATGACCTACCCAAACATCATGGTTATACACCAAATTAGCAACAATATAATCACGGCATATGTCAACATTTGTGAATCTCCGACTGAGTTTATAAAAGTGCCATTTGTCTTTTCGATTCTCAAATGCACCAATGCTTGTGCTTACTTTACCATTATACTTAAAGTAATCGTAAGAATCTGAATTAAAGTGGAGTTTAAGAGAAGTGTATAAGCAGAAGGCTTCATAACCTGTCATATCGGTAAACGATTGCCTTTCACTTTTAACATATTCAAACGTTCTGCTTGCTCATGAATCTTTGACTTCAGATTCGGTGTAATAAGTGAAGCAGCAACTTCCAATTCTAATCCTGTCTCTTTACAGTGTTCAGTAATAGCCTCAAGATATGTGTAATCTGTGTTGGCTACCAAATTCTCTATCTGTAAAGAGAACTTGAGCATTTCATCTTTGGTTGGCATCAGAAATTAACTTTGATTTTACTACCAGTGCTGCTTGGTAGTTCTGCCGACCACGATGATGCCATACCTGACGGTGATGCTGATAAAGGCATTTGAGTAGTCAATGACGAGATATCATTAGTCGTTAACGGTGGTATTGTATCATTCATTGTGCCACTGAACATCCAGTTGTTATTTGGTATATTACTGAAATCAAATTTAGATTGTTCACCAAGAGTAACTGGACTCTCTTCTTTTTCAAATGACACAACATCGATCATACCATCAATCTGATAACCACAGCCTTGTAGAAAATCACGGAATCTGTCAAGAATGTCACCAAGATATAAGGCATTACAATTCATTTCTAAATCTCTTTCACCTTCAGCAGAGTGAAAGCGAAATGTGAATGAATGATTGTCATTTTCAAAATCCATAATATAGTCTCCGTTTATTTACGATTAGCAGCGTGTGCGATACAAACAATGTCATCACTCTTGGCATATGAACACCGTACAGCAAGTGGATCAATACCTTTAGCAATAGCGTTTTCAATATTTGCTGCCATCAGTTTACGGTCGTTCAAACCATAAAGACATGCCGCAGCAACGACTGAAAGTAAAACCAAAGTAGCTGAAACTGTGGTTATACTACTCAATCCCTTCTCCATTATCTTCTCCTTTTTGCTTGATAAAATACTCATGAACTTTTCTTTGCCTTATTGTAGAATAAATGTCTGCCGATTTGAGCAGTATACCTCATATTATTCCAACCAGGTTTTACATAGTCCGCATGAAAGAACAAGGCACCTCTGGTTGGATCTTTGAACTTTTCAGTATAAAGATAGAACGCCAATGCTAGTTCAGTTACACTATTATACAACGAATTACTCTCTATTGTCAAGAGTCCTTTTCTCATCATATCCTTAGGACGATTTTCACATACCCATGAGAATTGGCAAACAGTGCCAACTTTTTGTTTGACTACGCCGCAGTAAGTATCTGGAAATACACCAGACAGCATTCGATTGTATGTAACAAATGCTACGGCAATTTGTCCAAGTCTTGGTTCTAGTCCTGCTTCAAAATACATGTTCTGAGCAAGACATTCGACTTCCGATCTTGCTTGTGGTGATAAATCTTCCAGTTGAACTTTCGGTTGAACTGGTATACTGATCTGTGCTGCGGCATGACCAACATATACAACAAATGCCGCAAAGATGCTACAAAGTAATAGTGTGATGTAACGCATATTTCTCCTTGTTAGTTAGAGGTGTGCCGAAGCACACCCGTTCCCGTCAGGCAGTTTTTTTGCTTTGTGTTTTTTCTGCTGTGATATTAGAAACGAATCCATTCAAGGCTTGTGCCTTGTTGATGATTTCTGTCTCTGAGGGATAAGTTGGAAAGGCGGGATGATCTGGTATTGCTTGTCCGTTTAATTTAGCGGACTCTACCTTCACTTGCCATTCATTGATTAGGCGTTCTTTACTGGAAACATAATCTTCCAATAAAAGGTCTTTCGCCATTTTAAGAAGTTCAAGACGAATCTCAAACGGTGTTAGATTGCTCATAGTTACTCCTGTGTTGTGTGTGTTTACTGGCGATTGTGTGTGTAGTGCCAGTATACTTATTTAGTTATTTTTAATCCCAGAGGCCACGGTTTATATGTTATTCTTCAACTCCGAAATGTTCAGCAATAAATTGTTTCACAGTAATTGCACCCGATGCCTCAACATCACAATCATGAGTTACAAAACTCATCTCCGTAACTTCACACATACGCATACATTCTCGAACAATCAACTCGGCAAAATTTTGATAGCATTGCTCGGTGCTTTGACTTTCATCCTGACACTCGTAGTATAGTTCTCTAATTCGTTCATTCATCCTTCACCTCTTGCTATTTTCAGAATAATGAAAACAAGCCATCCAAACATATTTGCTGAATAAAGAACTGTCGCAAACAATAGCCATTTGTCTTTCATTCTGTTACTCCGAAATGTTTTTTCAATCCTACAGCAATAGCAATAGACAAATCTGGAGTTACTCCACTTGGCGTATTGTATCTACCGATTGACATAGATTGTTCAGCACACTCCCAAACAATCAACTCGGCGAACTTTTCTATACCATAACTATCGGCAGAATACTCCACTCTACCCCTATTGTCCTTGATAATATCAAAAGATTGTTCAGCAAGTTCTTTAATTTTGTTGTTCATCATTATCCCAAAGAGTGAAAAATACTATATATGTATATGATATACACAATTTATAAATCTGTCAACAGCAAAACGAATCAAGTATACATTGGATTTGATTCCAAATGGCCAAATCGTCAAAAAGTTCATAAATCTGCCAGTAAAAACGGTAATTCTAAATTCTACAATGCAATTCGTAAATATGGATGGGAATCTTTTGATTGGGAAGTCATATATCAATCAAAAGACCGAGAACACACTCTAAATGTTATGGAATCATATTTTATTGAGCAATATGATTCTTTCAATATTGGATATAATTTAACCTTAGGTGGTGACGGTACATTCGGTGTAGTCTTGTCTGAGGATGCTAAACAAAAAATTAGTAACACACATAAAGGCAAAACACTTTCCAAAAATCATATAAAAATACTTGTAGAAAAGGGTAAAAAATTGACTGGTGAAAAAAATCCTATGTACGGTAAAACTTTATCCGAAGATCATAAAAAAAAGATATCGCAATCAACCAAAGGCATATCTAAACCAATGACAGACGAACATAAAAAAAATCTCAAATGTCATTCAAACAATCTAATTAAAGTTTCATGTCCTCATTGTGGTAAAGAAGGACAACTAACAAACATGAAACGATGGCACTTTGATAAGTGTAAATCAATCCCAAAGCGATCTATAGTACAACCCGAATAATCGGAATCCATTGTCCATACGGTCGTAAACTTTTTTCATGCCATCGTAGTCGCACTGATACGTATGATTGGGACCTTCTTCAAATGTATACAGTGTCGGCTTACCATTTTCATCCCATTCGCATGGAACAGAATGTGTGTCAATCTCACCAGAACGATATGCTTCTTCCCATGAATCATCAACGAAATGTTCAAAGGCAAAAATCATTTCATTCAATACCCATTCCCAACGACGATGTGTGATGTCCCACGAATCTTTTTGATATTGTTCTTGATCTTCAAACTTTAATACAAACTGTGATGAGCCATCTTCATAGCCAACGATGCGTAGTTCTTCTGGTACATCTTCAGCATCAACCATAGGTGAACCATGTTTTGTTGCTTGAAGTTGTTTGAGCATCGGTAAAATAATATTTGCCAGCGTGTGATCCATCGACCACGTATCATACTTGTCAATACGCACTTTGATTTTGCGTTCTTTGTGACTTTCTATCCACTGACAAAACTTAGTTAGCCAAGAATCGTTACCGTTTCTGTCTTCTGCTAACCATGTGCCGAAGTCATGAACCCAATCAGGATGTCGTTTGAATCCATATTCATCAGGAACTTTTTTTGCCCAGAAGCAAAGCAGTTCTGCTAGTTGATATGGACCGAACCAATTTGTATAAGGACCAATATAGATTTTCATAATATATCTCTGAATTTGGTGTAGAGTGTTTTGGTAATAAGGTACACTCCACTAAAACCCCATGAGAGTTAAGCCGCTAG